GATATTACCTGGGTTGTAAGTTCACAGGTAAATAATGATTATTATGTTATAGAAAAGAGTATGGATTGTTATACTTGGAAAGAGGTAGATAGAATGACTGGTGAAGGAAACTCTAATACTGAAACGGTTTATGGACTAACGGATAAGCATGCATATATAGGATTATCTTATTATAGATTAAGACAGGTTGATTACGATGGAAAATCAGAAACTTTTAATCCGATATCTGTTCACGTACAAGACAATAAAACAATAGGATTAACAATTAAACCTAATCCAGCTGTAGATTTTATAGGGCTAGAAATGGTCTATACTTTAGACCCTTTAATTAATCATAATGTTCAGATATTCGATTCTGAGGGGCACATGGTATATAAGAAACACTTTATAGGAGAGATAAATGATTTTAAGATTAATATACAAAAATTCCGACCTGGTTGTTATATATTAAAGACAAAGAGTGACAACATAAATTCATCAGGTAAATTTATTAAAGAATAAGAAAATGGGAGACTTAACTAAAAACTTTAGCAAATCAGAATTTGAATGTAACGATGGAAGCGAGATGCCTCAAAAAGTGTTTAACAACGTAGAGGTTCACGCTTACAACCTACAGACTATTAGAGATTTTTGTGATGCAAGCGTAATAATTAACAGTGCGTACCGTTCACCAGACTACAACAAACTAGTAGGAGGTGCTACAAAGTCTCAACACTTAACAGGAAACGCTTCGGATATTACAATAAAAGGATACACCCCTAAAGAGGTAGCTGATATAATCGAAGGATTAATAAGAATAGACGCTATTGAAGAAGGGGGTGTAGGCAGATACAGTACATTTACTCACTATGACCGTAGAGGTACTAGGGCTAGATGGGATAACACTTAAAACACAAAAACATGAAAAATAGATTATTTTCAAACTATGTGACTACAATTTTAGGATTACTAATAATAATCTTTTGTGGTACTGTGATTTTTATGGAAAAAGCCACCATTGAAGACATGTCAGGGTGGATGACAACAGGTTTATTATTTTTACGTTCAAAAGATTCTTTGATTGCGTTACCGAAGTCTTAAAATATTTATTATCTTTGCAGCCGTTTTAGTAGGATGTACTCCCCAAAAGCGACTTAATAGATTAATTAATAAACATCCTATGTTATTACAGATGGATACCATTAGAATTATTGATACCGTAGTTGTTCAAGCGTACACCCATGATACTACAACATTTATACAATATCATGACAGTGTAACAGTTATTAATAATGAACGAATTAAAATTAGGTACTTCTACGACACGCTTAGAGAAACAATCCATCATGAGTACACATGCTATGGCGACACGGTTTTTTCGGAGAAAATTATACCGTATGAGAAGGTCGTTATACAGGAGCTTACTTGGTGGCAAAAATATGGTAGCGTAGTAATGATAGGAGGGTTCCTATTATTGTTCCTATTAATACTAAAGAAGTTTGGTAAACTATTGGTATAATTTCTTAACTTTGTAAAAAACTAATCACAATGGCAAAAATAAGCACATACGCATCAGTAACTCCAGCATTAACTGATTTACTTTTAGGTACAGACGTTGGTTCAGCTGATGCTACTAAAAATTTTACAGCACAAGCTATTTTAGCGTTAGCTTCATCAGCGGTAATTACTTTACCTGCTTATAATGATGAGGCAGCCGCAGCGGCATTAACTACTGGACAGCTTTATCAAACTACAGGTGCTGGTGCATTAACAACAGCAGGCATTGTAATGGTTAAACAATAAAATAAAATAAAATGGAAAAGATAAAAAAAGTAGTTACATCACCGTTATTCTTATCAGCAGTAGCTGGTGGAATAGGATTAGCAGTACTAATTAAGGGTGACATATTATACGCTGGCATCGCATTCGGTGTAGGTGTAAGAGAGTTCTTACTAGCGTTCAAGGACGCAGAATAAAATTAAAATAAAATATAATGGAAAAGAAAATGACCAAGGAGGAAGTGGACCAACTGCGTACACTCCAAAAAAACTTATTTGATTCACGACTAGACCTAGGAGATGTTCAGGTAGCTTTATCGAGATTAGAAACAAAAAATAAATCATTAATATTTGATGTGGAAACCAATTCATCTGAATTAGGTAAGTATCAGAATGGTTTAAATAAGAAGTATGGCGACAAGAAAGTAAACCTAGAGACAGGTGCGTTGTCATAATGATTAGAAAGATATCTATAGGAGCTGATTATAAATCCAGTGCCATGCATTACGTGGTGGGTCAGGATGTGCTAGGTGGTAGTCATAAAATACACCACATTAGACAGGAACCCGACAGTAGTATAAGGGTTTGGGTCTTAAAAGGGGAAGAAGTTTTTCTTTGGAAAGAGTTCAACACCAATATGCCTATATCTATCGAGTATAACATAAACTTTTAAATAATGGAAGAAACAGAGTTAAAGCACAGAATAGATAAGTTGGAAAAACTTTTAAGTGGGGATATGATTCAGGATATGGATATCAAGGATGAGATTCATAACCTGGAGATGAAAATAAACGGAACTAGACCCACAGATTCTCACTTTGACTGCATTGGCTGTGGTTCATGAAATCTACCTTTCAATTCTTAGTAAGACCTGTAGACGGCAAGAGATATAGTCACACTAAAAAGATAGGTGATAAAGATTTTATTGTTAGCTCATCACAAGAGGACCACAAGGCAACCAATAGGTTTGCTGAGGTACTGTCAATTCCTATAGTTTATGATGGAGACATTCAGGTGGGTGACACGCTACTTGTTCATCACAATGTTTTTAGGAAATACTACGACATGAAGGGGAGAGAAAAGAGTGGACCTTCATTCTTTATGAACGATTTATTCTTAATAGATTTTGACCAATTTTTCTTATACAAGACCAAGGATGGCTGGAAGGCTCCATCTCCCTATTGCTTTGTAACACCTATAGATAAGAAAGAGTCGTTATTAAAAAATAAAGATATAGAGCAGGAGCTAATAGGAAACATAAGATACGCTAATAAGGATATGGTGTCAATGGGTTTAAATGAGGGGGATTTAATATCATTCCAACCAGAGAGTGAGTATGAGTTTACGGTAGATGGAGAGAAGATGTATAGGATGTTTACAAAAAATATTTGTATATTACTATAATGGACATTAAAAAAATAAAGGAAGAGATTATAAAGGCTGGAGAATTAGCTGTCAATCAACTAGTAAAAGTAGCTAAGGAAGAGATTATAAAGCCAGACCCTGATGACGAGTTAGCTGCTGATAGGTTAAAGAATGCAGCCGCTACAAAGAAGCTCGCTATTTTTGATGCCTTTGAGATTTTAAATAGAATAGAAGCCGAAAGAGCTATGTTAGAAGATGACGGCTCTAACCTTAAAAACAACGCTAGTGGAGGATTCGCAGAGAGAAGGTCAAAATAATCTTGACCTACATAAGGTAATAAAAATAGATGTCACTACGTCTACAGTAACCACTAAAAACAAGGCTAAGTCCTGGCACTACGGTTACAACGAAAAATATGATATTGTAGTAATTTCTAAGGACGGAACTCTAGGAGATGTTTATGAAATAAACGGACTAAAGATAGGTCTACCTAAAACCCCTGAAGATATAAAGAAAGGACCTAATAAATGGGTTGCAAATAATTACCCAAAAGAACTTGGCAAGATAAGAACAATTTTTGATTGGAACAAGCGAGACAACCTTTTTAAGAACAAATGGGTAGATTATATAGAATCTGAGTTTGACAGAAGAGAGGAAGGATATTGGTTTATAAACAACGATACTAAAACATACATAACAGGTTCTCACTACATGTACCTACAGTGGACTAAGATTGACATAGGTAAGCCTGATTTTAGAGAATCTAATAGATTGTTCTATATATTCTGGGAAGCTTGTAAGGCTGACAATAGAAGTTTTGGTATGTGTTACCTGAAAAACAGGCGTTCAGGATTTTCATTCATGGGCTCTGAGGAGTGTGCTAATATAGGAACAATATCTAAAGATGCACGAATAGGAATATTATCTAAGACGGGTGGAGATGCTAAGAAGATGTTTACAGATAAGGTGGTTCCTATAACGCTAAACTATCCGTTCTTTTTCAAGCCCATACAGGATGGTATGGATAGACCCAAAACAGAATTAGCTTTCCGTGTACCTGCATCTAAGATTACTAAGAAGAACATGTACAATACCGAGGAGAACGAGCTGGATGGTTTAGATACCTCTATTGACTGGAAGAATACAGACGATAACTCATACGATGGGGAGAAGTTATTGTTATTGGTTCATGACGAAAGCGGTAAGTGGCTTAAGCCGAACAATATATTAAATAACTGGAGGGTTACTAAAACTTGTTTAAGATTAGGTAGTAAGATTATTGGTAAGTGTATGATGGGTTCTACATCTAATGCTTTAGATAAAGGGGGTAGCAACTTTAAAAAACTTTACGAAAATTCCTCACCATTTGACAGGAATGCCAATGGACAAACTAAATCAGGTTTATATTCTTTATTTATACCTATGGAGTGGAACTTTGAGGGGTATATAGATGAATTTGGAATGCCTGTATTTAATACACCTGAAAAAAATATTAAAGGTGTAGATGGTGGGTGGATAAAAACAGGGGTTATTGATTACTGGAATAACGAGGTAGATTCATTAAAGTCTGACTCAGATGCGTTAAATGAATTTTATAGACAGTTTCCACGAACAGAGTCTCATGCGTTTAGGGATGAGAGTAAATCATCTCTATTTAATCTAACTAAGATATACCAACAAGTAGATTATAACGACTCATTAATAAAGGACAGGTATTTAACTAAGGGAAGTTTTCATTGGAAGGATGGTATAAAAGATACTAAAGTTATATGGACACCTAACAGGAATGGTAGGTTCTTGGTTTCATGGATACCAGAGGATAGAATAAGGAATAATGTATTCAAGAAGAATGGGAAATATCACCCAGGAAATGAACACTTAGGTTCGTTTGGTTGTGACCCTTATGACATATCGGGAACAGTGGTAGGTAAGGGGTCTAATGGTTCGTTACATGGTCAGACTAAATTCAATACGGATAACTGCCCATCTAATGAATTTTTCTTAGAATACATAGCTAGACCACAAACAGCTGAGATATTCTTTGAGGAGGTATTGATGGCGTGTATATTTTACGGAATGCCTGCATTAATTGAAAACAACAAAGCTAGGATACTATATCACTTTAAAAATAGGGGTTATCGTCATTTTTGTTTAAATAGACCAGATAAAACCTATAATAAGCTATCTAAGACAGAGAAAGAGCTTGGGGGTATGCCTAACTCATCTGAGGACATAAAGCAAGCACACGCATCCGCTATTGAATCCTATATAGAGAAACACGTAGGATTTGATTCTGAGAACACGTACAGGGATTCGGATGAGATAGGTTCTATGTTTTTTAGTAGAACTTTAATAGATTGGGCTAAGTTTGACATCAATAATAGGACCAAACATGATGCATCTATTAGCTCAGGATTAGCAATTATGGCTAATCAGAAGCATATTTACACCCCAACCAAGGAAGAGTCAAAAATATCTATTATCTTTGCAAGATATAGTAACAAAGGAAACATAAGCCAAATCATTAAATAAATGAAGGAATCTACCATATTAGTAAATCCTACGAACTTTCCCAATCAATTAGCTACTGATGCTCAAAAGGCATCAGACGAGTATGGATTACAGGTGGGTCATTCAATACAGTACGAATGGTTTAAGAGGTCAGGAAATAGTTGTAAGTATTATAACCAATGGGTAGACTTTCATAAATTAAGATTATACGCTAGGGGAGAGCAGTCAGTAGCGAAGTATAAGAGTGAGTTATCCGTAGACGGTGACTTATCTTATTTAAACCTAGACTGGACACCAGTTCCAATAATACCTAAGTTTGTAGACATAGTAGTTAACGGAATGTCGGATAGATTATTTACCGTTCAGGCTTATGCTCAGGATGCGATGTCTGCCGATAATAGAAAGTCTTATCAAAACATGATAGAGGCTGATATGGTGGCTAAAGATTTCTTATTACAGAGCAAGGAGCAGTTTGGTATTGATGCGTTCAATACATCAGCTGAAGATTTACCTGCTGACGACCAAGAGCTTCAGCTACACATGCAGCTTAACTACAAACCAGGTATAGAGATTGCAGAGGAGGAGGCTATTAACACATTATTAGAGCAGAACCATTATCCAGATATTCAGAAAAGATACAACTACGACATTACTACAATAGGTATGGGATGGGTTAAGCATGAGTTCTTACCTAACTCAGGTGTTAAGGTTGAGTACGTAGACCCAGCAACATTAGTATATAGCTACACAGAAGAAGTTGTAGAAGATC